ATTCAGCTCGCGCTGTTAAGGGTGGGGTAACTGAGATTGATATCCATCCAAAGACAGTCGATAGAGATACCGAGACAGACAAGTCGCCTGCAAAGAGCAAGAAGATCTTCAAGGACCAGGGTATCTTCAACAAGGAGATACAGAAAGAAGAAGCTGAGCAGCTCGACGAAGTCGGCAATACTCCAGCTGGAAAGAACGCTCTCAAGCAAGTACAGGCCCGTGCCGACCACCACATTATGTCCTCTATGGGTGACGGCGGAGTTCTCAATAACAGAAATTACGATCCAGCTGACTTGAAGAAGAACGTTAGGGTATCCCTTCAGGCCGCAAAGAGACTAAACAAAGAGGACTCTGAGATCGACGAGCAGGAAATTCACTTCGGAAACATAGGCACTGGTATTCAATCAAAGATGAGAGCGGCACTCAGCCGTCGTCGCGAGCTCGAGAAGCAGAGCTCTACGCGCAAGATGAACCTTCACGCCGGTGATAATAATGACAGTCAAGACGATCAAGATCCAGTAAAGAAGCTATCTTCCGCTCTAGATAAGATGCCCGATGTAATGAGCGCGGTCAGTAAGTCTGCAGGTAAGACACCTGAGCAGGCACAAGCTGCTTCTGCTGCTACTAAAGATCTACTAGACAAGAGCAAAGCTGGAACAGCAACCAGAAAAGACGCTTCAGACTACTTTAATACTATCATCTCACCAGAAGATCGCAAGAGATTTGGAAAAGACATTAACAAAACCCTAAGTTTTTATAAGGAAGATGCAAAGATGGCAACAGTTCCACTACCACCAGTAAGACCAAAAGATACCGCATCGAGCAGCGTGCCTCTTCCTCCGAAGAAGCCGAAGGACAAGAACGCCAATATTGATTCAAACCAAGGCGGTATGAACCCACCGGCTGGCAAGGGATACGGCGGCGCCGATACCGGCATGAATACCATCGAGTCGGTTCTCGGCGCAGGCGAGCTAGATCTTATCGAGAAGATCAACCTCATGCATGAGGACGACAGCTTCGGCAGTGCATTCGCTTCAGCTCGTAAGAAAGCCGGCGGCGCAGGTGGTAAGTTCACATATAAAGGTAAAGAATACCAGACAAACGTCGCCGGCGAGAAGTACGTCAGCAATCCAAAGAGCGTAGACGAGCCAGCTAATCCAGGTGTATCGTCAGGTACTCGTCCATCTGAAGTTCCAGACTCTAAGCCAGCTGAGCCAAAGAATCCGGGTGTATCATCGGGTACTCGCCCATCTGAAGTTCCGGACTCTAAGCCAGCATCTAAGCCAGATACTACCCCGTCTGTTGCCCCTCAAACTAAGCCAAGACTTTCAACGACAGTTGCAGGCTTAGTTAATAAAGATCAAAATAGAGATAAACAAGATCCTGGTCGCACTGCTGGTGATGTCAAAGATTATTTCAAGAAAAAACCTGAATATAGAGCAAAAGCCAAAGATATATATCCTGACGCTGAAGACGATACGGATACAAATGAGAGCATTATCTTCACGGCGGACGAGCTAGCTCACTTTGCTTCTCTCGCTGAGGCAAAGAAGTCAATGAAGCTCCCGATGAACAGGCCGACTATCGGCAATCAAGCCGGCGAGAAAGGCGACCAGAGCGGAGAGAACCCAACCAACAGCACCGCTCGCTATGACATCAGCGATGAGAAGAAGCTCGTCGGTAAGCAGTATAAGCTCGACAAGAATCATAACGGTAAGATTGACGCTAAAGACTTCAGGCTGCTTCATAAAGAAGAAACTCTCGACGAAGCAATTAAATCAGCATTCAAATTAGGCAATGAAGTTACAATACATAATCCTGGCAGTAGCCTCCACGGTAAAAAAGGTACTGTTGGTAAAATTCATCGTGGTATACCTGGAAGTAAAAAACTATACTATACAGTATATCATGGTGACAGATCATCTCAATTTCCTAAAGAAAACTTAAGAATTGTAAAAGAAGATTCTGACGGTGATACTCTAGCTGCGGCAGAGAGACAGTATGCCGCTAATAAATTAAATATGGTAAAGGGTAAGTCTGTTAATACTCCGCAGATGACAGACACGTATCCAAGTTCAGACACCAGTAAATACACAACAGGCGGTACCGCCAAGTACAGGGCAAATAAGGGACAATCAATGTCACAGAGCGATTTTGAAAAACTAGCGAACGAGTCACACAATTCTATCTCTCTTCTCGCAAAGTTCATCGAGGAAGAAGAAGCCAAGCGCGGCAAAGGTCGTCCTAAGAAGGCAAAGTCGGAAGACGGTGATACTCCATCGGAGAATAGGGCTAACCTCGTAGCTCAGATCAGCGACAAGAAGCCAGACAACAACGGTCACCTCACTCTAGATATCGACGGCGAGAAGCATAAGGTTCACCTGAAGCACGTTCAGAAGTTCCTAGGCAGCTATCACGCGGCACAGGGCGCTGAGATGAAGGACGCAGTAGAGCGCGGATTTAAGTCGATGATCACCGGCAAGTCGTACGCGCCTAAGCCTAGGGTATCTCTAGGCGGTAGCAAGAGATAAAAATGGCTATATCTATCGGTAGTGCGAATAACATCTCTGCAGACGAGATGGCAAGACTAATAGAGCAGCAGGCTCGAGCAAAGAATACAAGCGACTTCATCAAGAATCGCGAGAATTCTAGCTCGAGTGCTTCTGAAGATCACGTGTTGATTGTCAATGGTAAAGTAAAGCCAATAGGTAAGAAATCACAGTATCTTCTCGATATGTTAACCCTCGATGATGAATAAATAATCAAAAGCTTATTCTTACAAGGAGAACACTAAGATGGCACAATGGGGTAGAAACGACCAGGCGGTCACTGCCAATAGTACAACTACCAAGGAGACATCTAATGGTTGTCCGATTGGAATAAACACGCTCGTCAAGGCTGGCGGCGGAAATACATCAGTACGCGTCGATGGGGCAAATGCTCACTATGGTAATACCTCGGCGGGCTCACGCGCTGCCGTAGATTCCACTATGTTTGGCAATACTACACAGAGCGCATTCATACCAGGTAAGGCTGTTGGAGCCTTTGGCGTAGATGTTATCGAGGCCGGAATAAACTCAGGTGGTCTCGCTACAGCCATCGTAGTATCTTCTGGTTCGGGATACGGCGCGAACGCTGCGGTTACAGTAACAGTAGTGCAGGGTGGATCGTCTGGTGTAGTAAACGCCTTCGCAAACTCAACTACGCTTGCAGGTAAGATCACGCAGCTTAACATCTCAACTGCTGGCTCTGGATACATCAGCCCTCCAAATATCACTATAGCGGCTCCTGCTGCTATCAACATCACGGCCAACTCAGTCGGATTCAGCAATACCACTGACACAATCGCAGTATCAACCGCCAACTCAAAGTGGCAGGTTGGCGATAGACTGTACTACGCAGTTCCTACGAGCAATACGCCAATTGCTCCTCTCTCGGGTAATACGTACTACTATGTCTCATTCGCAAACACCACTACTATCGCCCTCGCGACAGCAAAGGGTGGAGCTAATATTGACATCACCGACGCTAGAACTACGGCTACCGGTGAGGTACATACGATTCAAGGAGATACAGCAGTTGGTGACGTAACAGTCGGCGGCGGAAAGAACAATGGCGTCGCGCATGCCGGTTGGGTTCTTCGTACAGAAGGTTCTGGCGGCCGCGCCGGACGTGTACACTATGAAGTTCTAGTTGCCATGGGATCTCTTGGTGCTCAGACCGGTATTCAAGCTGGTGCAGCTCCTGCTACGACTGCTGATGCGGAAGACGTTATCTTCCTAGACTCCTGATAGAAGGAGTTAAATAATGGCAAACGACCAGAAGAAGTTATCGGCACTTCCGACGACGAACTCTGCTGCTGGCACAGACAGGCTAGTTATACTAGCCAATGCCAGCGGCAGCGCGTCTGCGCGCACTATAGCTCTCACTAACTTAGCAAACTCTCTGCCATATGCTTCTTCTAATACAAGAGGAACTGTTATAGTTGGCGATAATTTATACATAAACACCAGTTCTGGTTTTCTGAGCGTAAATCTAAACAAAGCGGCTCCATCAAATAGCACATCGGTTGGTAAAACAGGTCAGATTGCCTTTGATACAAACTACATATATGTTTGTATAGCCGCAAACACATGGGCGAGGGCTGCTATTAATAGCTGGGCATGAGTGAAAAATTGACTGATGATAACTTCTTGATATACTGCGCAAAGCACTACGATAATCCTCAGTTGAATTCCACAGAGGAGTTTCTCGAGGACTTAAAGCGAATAAAGTACATCAAGAAGCTGATAACGAGATACATAGATACCGGTGAGCTTAAAGAGAGACTCATACTGAATCACCTGATAGTGCTCAGCAATGTATTTGCTCCAGAGTACCTCTGCAAGATACTATACTTGAAAGTCAAGAAGCAGATGACATATATCAAGCCTTTCTTGATTCTACTCAATGTTCTTCCTGAAAAGATATATAATGTAGGAGATGAGGCGATCATAAGCACTGATGCCATAGTCATGGATGAGAATGTAATTAGAGTACTAAGGAATATCTGATGATTAAAGAAGAAGACGGCGCTGTAGTACCAGCAAATCAAATGGGTCCTTCGAGTTCTACATCGGGCCCGATACAGACATTTGATCCTCTACTTCTCAAGCCACTTCAGAAGAAAAAGCAGCCTCTTCGCGTGATACTAAAGCGACAGCTACCAGTAGGATCATGACATGACAATTCAAGTTCTAGACGTAGTAAATCCGAGAATAGATAGAATGGAAAGCGTAATAGAGCGTCTAACCGAGGTGTCAGTAGATATAAAGCAGATGCTCGCGGTCCACGAGCAGAGACTAGGTCAGCACGAGAAGCACCACGACTATATAGAAGAACTGGTAGAACAGAGACGCAGGGATCTAGACAGTAAGATAGACGGGGTATACAACACCATGAGATCTCAAGATAATGGTATTATAGATGAGATCAAGAAGCTCCGCGAGGAATCGACTTCTCAACATAGCAAGTTGAACGAGAGAATAACCCAGATGGAGAGATACATCTGGATGGCTATTGGAGGTGGTATCACGATAACTTGGGTACTGTCATACTTAGCAAACTATTTCAAAATACTAGTGCACTAGCCAAAAATAACAGTGTACATTTTTTCTGACTGTGGTATAATCATACTATGGTCAGTGAGAATAGGATACGTTGAATGAGTTGGTTAGAAGAGAAGTACATAGGATTGGTATCCGGTAGACTGAGGAACTTCAAGCGGAAGGGATCTGGCAGGTACAACTTCTCGTGTCCAGTATGCGGCGACAGTCAGACTGACAAGCGCAAGGCCAGAGGCAATATCTACACGACCAAGGGTAGACTCACGTACCACTGCTTCAACTGCAGCGTATCCACCAACGTTCCCAACTTCATCAGGTCTATAGACCAGTCTCTCTACAACGAGTACGTTATGGAGAAGATGCGCGAGGAGAAGTCACCTCAGCAGGTAGATCTCGAGGACTTTGTCAAGAAGATGAAGCCTCCAGTTTTCATGAAGTCCAGCCCGTTCAAGGGCCTCAAGAAGATCAGTCAGCTGTCTCCTGACGACAGTATGAAGAAGTACGTTGTAGATCGTAATATCCCTAATCCATATCATGCAAAGCTGTTCAAGTGCACTAACTTCTTTGCATGGTCCAATGAGATCATACCTGGTAAGTTCGAGGGTTCTGTACTAGAGCGCGATGAGACCAGACTCCTTATTCCATTCTTAAATAGAGACCAGAAGATGCATGCGTTCCAGGGGCGCTCTATGAACCCTAAGTCCAAGACCAAATATATAACAATAGTGGTAGATGACACGCAGCCCAAGGTCTATGGGCTCGACACCGTCAACTTCGATAAGACGACTTACGTGATGGAGGGTCCAATTGATTCTATGTTTATCCCTAATAGTATTGCTACTGCTGGCGGTGATCTTGTTTCTGCTCTCGGTACTCTTCTATCCGTACATAAGTCTTCCTTGGTAGTGGTGTACGACAACGAGCCTAGGTCGGTCGATACGATAAAGAAGATCGACAAGGCGATCATGCAGGGCTACGGTGTCTGCATCTGGCCTGAGAACCTCGAGCACAAGGACATCAACGACATGGTGATGGCGGGGTTGACATCCGACTTCATTCGGTATATAATAGACCAGAATACTTACAGGGACCTGCAGGCTAAGATGGCGCTGCAGAGGTGGAGGAGGGCTTAGTGAGCTTGCAATTAGAACTATTCAAGAGAGACAAGATGAACACAGCTGATATCATTGCTTTAACTAGACCACTCAATATGGACGTAGACGACTTCATAGCCTACGTCGCGCGGGTATCCAACCCATCCAATCAGAACAACAGGGAGACCTCTCAGAAGCTCCTCAAGTATCTCATAAAGAACAAGCACTGGTCTCCATTTGAGATGGTTCACATTACCATGGAGATAAATACGACTCGCGACATCGCTCGTCAGATCCTACGTCATCGTTCATTCTCATTCCAGGAGTTCAGTCAGCGCTATGCAGATCCGACCAGCGACCTCGGGTTCGTCACTCGTGAGGCCCGTTTGCAAGATCCAAAAAACAGACAGAACTCGATTGAAGTTAAAGACGATCCAGAGCTCAAACACGGTTGGAATGAGCGTCAAAAGATAGTAATTGAATATGCACAAAAAGAATATGAATGGGCAATTCGTAATGGTATTGCAAAAGAACAAGCTCGTGCAGTTCTGCCAGAAGGCCTTACTGTCTCTCGTCTTTATATGGCTGGTTCTCTTAGAAGTTGGATACACTACTGCGAGCTACGCATGGCTAGCGGCACGCAGAAAGAGCACAGGGCGATAGCAACAGACGCGTGGTACCAGATAACACAATACTTCCCCTCACTTCGGGACTCACTAGAACTATAAGAAAGAACAATAATGATCAACGTACTAAAGAGGAACGGAGAGCGCGAGCCTCTCGACTTAGATAAATTCCACAAGGTTGTAGCGTGGGCTTGCGAGGATATCACCGGCGTTTCTGAGAGCGAGATCGAGCTTAGGTCTCAGATCCAGTTCTACAACGGCATCAAGACTAGTGATATCCAAGAGACTCTCATCAAGGCCTCAGCGGACCTAATCAGCGAGGAAACACCAAACTACCAGTACGTAGCCGGAAACTTAATCAATTACCACCTCCGCAAGAATGTTTATAATAACTACGATCCAGTTCATCTCCACCAGCACATACAGAACGTGGTATCAGCGGGTTACTACGATCCAGACTTACTCAAGTGGTACAACCTCGATGATCTCATTCAGTTGAACGCATTTATCGATCACAAGCGCGACTTCAACCTCACGTACGCCGGCATGGAGCAGTTCCGCGGTAAGTATCTAGTGAAGAATCGCGTGACTAATAAATACTATGAGACACCACAGATGGCGATGATGCTTATCGCCATGGTGCTATTTAGAAACTATAAGACAGACAGACTAAAGTGGATCAGAGACCTATACGATGCAGTATCTAATTTCGAAATTTCGCTCCCTACTCCTATCATGGCGGGTCTTCGCACTCCTCAAAAGCAGTTCAGTTCGTGTGTTCTTATTGAGACAGACGACTCACTCGACTCCATTAATGCAACGTCTTCTTCGATCGTCAAGTACGTTTCTCAAAAAGCCGGCATTGGTATTGGAGCTGGTCGTATTAGGGCTATTGGTTCTCCTATTCGAAATGGGGATGCTTCTCATACGGGTGTTATACCTTTCTATAAGCACTTTCAGTCAGCAGTCAAGAGCTGCAGTCAGGGAGGCGTACGCGGAGGTGCAGCAACACTTTACTATCCTCTATGGCATCTGGAAGTCGAAGACATCCTCGTATTAAAGAACAACAAGGGAACAGAGGACAATCGTGTTAGACATCTTGACTACGGCGTTCAATTCAACAGAATTATGTACGAGCGACTTCTTAGCGGTGGCTCTATTACCCTGTTCAGCCCTTCTGATGTACCAGATCTATATGATGCGTTCTTTACTGACGTGGAAAAGTTTAAAGAACTCTATGAGAAGTACGAGCGCTCCACTAGGCTGAGAAAGAAAGTAGTGTCGGCCATCGATCTCTTCTCTGCGTTCATGCAGGAGCGCAAGGACACGGGCCGCATCTACCTACAGAACGTCGATCACGCGAACGATCACGGCTCGTTCATCAAGGAGCTCGCCCCAATTCGCATGTCAAATCTCTGCTCTGAGATCAACCTGCCCACTAAGCCGCTCACTGATCTAAACGATGAGAACGGTGAGATCTCGCTCTGTACACTAGCAGCCATCAACTGGGGAAAGATTAAAGATCCAAATGACTTTGAGCGTCCTTGTACTCTTGTCGTTCGCGCTCTGGATGAGCTACTCAGCTATCAGGACTATCCTGTCCTTGCAGCAAGGAACTCAACTATGGCACGAAGACCCCTTGGTGTGGGTATCATTAATCTCGCTTATTGGTTGGCTCGCAATGATCTTAGCTATCAGCATATTGGCTCTGAAGGTTTAAAGAAGATACATGAGTACGCCGAAGCTTGGTCTTACTATCTCATTAAAGCCTCTATTGATCTCGCAGCTGAAGTCGGAGCTCCGTCTAAGTCTAATGAGACCAAGTACTCCCAAGGCATCATGCCTATCGACACATATAAGAGAGAAGTAGACGAACTTGTAAATCCAGATTACAAGTTGGACTGGAACTTACTTCGTGAAAGGGCTAAACAATATGGAATCAGAAACTCTACCCTCATGGCGCTCATGCCAGCCGAAACCTCCGCTCAGATTTCAAACTCAACCAACGGGATCGAACCTGCTAGATCTCTCGTATCTGTTAAGCAGAGCAAAGACGGCGTTCTCAAGCAGGTCGTACCAGAAGTCAGACGCCTTAAGAGAAAGTACGATCTTCTTTGGGACCAAGTTTCCCCAGAAGGATATATTAAGATCGCTAGCGTGCTGCAGAAGTTTATCGATCAGGGAATATCAGTAAACACCTCATACAACCCTAAGTTCTATCCAGAAGAGCAGATACCAATGTCCACTATGCTCCAGCATCTCCTGATGTTCTATAAATACGGTGGCAAGCAGCTCTACTACTTTAACACGAACGATCAGGCCGGCGAGATCGACGTTCACCAGGAGCTGGCGCTAGGCGCAACAGACGATGAAGATTGCGAGAGCTGTAAGATATGACAGACAAAGAGAAGATGGAAATTAAGATAGCAAAGATGATGCTGCCCGTTGAGACGCAGATAATGATGACCGATACAGCAGACGATGTCGTACTACTGGCGGTTGGCATGCTCAGACGAGCTATTCTCATACTAGAGAATAGATACAGCAGGGAATCTAGAATTGCACTAGTGGAGCAGTTTAACAAATGAACAACATAATTAACTATATAAAGCACTCTAATATAATACTTACATTCGTTCTAAATCCATTTAACTGGTTAAAGACGCCATTCTACTTTCATATTAATACACAGAGCGATATGGATCCAGGACTGAAACTTGATCTAGTAGTTAAAGTTCTATTCTTAAAGATCGTAATCTATGTCGACGATGGGAGATGGTGATGTCAGTATTCGATGCAACTAATCATAAAGATCCAACCAAAGTCAAGGCGTTCTTTGACGATCCTGTAACTATCGCTCGTTATGATAAGCAGAAGTATCCATTCTTAGAGAAGCTCACACAGTCGCAGCTCGGCTTCTTCTGGAGACCAGAGGAGATCGACGTATATCGCGATGCAAAAGACTTTAAGGCGTTGACCACACATGAGCAGCACATCTTTACCTCAAATCTCAAGCGACAGATCCTTCTCGACTCCGTTCAAGGGCGCGCACCAACAGCAGCATTCAGTCCTATCTGCTCACTTCCTGAACTCGAGAACTGGATTCTTACGTGGGCATTCAGCGAATCTATCCACTCACGCAGTTACACTCACATCATTAGGAACGTATACTCTGATCCGTCGGTTATCTTCGACGGTATGATGGACATGAAGGAGATCGTAGACTGCGCTGGTGACATCAGCAAGTACTATGATGATCTTATTGAATATAATAACAAATCAGTTTCAAACAGCGGGTATGGTCATAAGAAAGCATTGTGGCTGACACTTATGTCAGTCAATATTCTCGAGGGTGTTCGCTTCTACGTCAGCTTTGCATGCTCGTGGGCTTTTGCTGAGGTGAAGAAGATGGAGGGTAATGCCAAGATCATCAAGCTTATCGCACGCGATGAGAACCTTCATCTAGCGGGCACTCAGCAGCTGCTTAAAGTGCTGCCGACTGATGATCCTGACTTTGCAATTATTCGTGATGAAACTAAAGAAGAGTGCATCAAGATGTTCATCGACGCGGTCGACCAAGAGAAAGCATGGGCTAACTATCTATTCAAAGATGGCTCTATGATCGGTCTCAATAAGGCTCTACTAAATGAATATATAGAATGGATAGCAAATAAGCGCATGACCGCAGTTGGTCTTTCCTGTCCGTATAAGACTGGGTCTAATCCTCTGCCGTGGACACAGAAGTGGATTAGCGGCGCTGAAGTACAGGTAGCTCCACAAGAAACTGAGATCACCAGCTATGTAGGTGGTGGCGTTAAGAAGGATGTTAATAATGAAACTTTTAAGAATTTCTCTCTATAGCTTATCTTTTGTCATGGCTCTTGGGTCGATGGCTCTCGCTGCAGATCTTCCGCAGTCGCCAGACCCAAAGCTTACTCCAGGTGTAGTCAATCCGGCTGCAACCAAGGAGATGATCTGCGTTTCTGGTTATACCTCGCAGCCAGGAGTACGCAATGTGCCTGACTCACTAAAAAAACAAGTATTCGCAGCGTACCACATTGATCCGTCGACCGATAAGTTCGAGATCGACCACCTTATCTCTCTCGAGCTAGGCGGCGCAAATGACATCAAGAATCTATGGCCTCAGTCGTATACTACAACTCCATACAATGCTCACATCAAGGATGCCCTAGAGAATAGACTACATAAGTTGATCTGTGATGGAAAAGTTGACATGAAGACCGCTCAGCAGGAGATCGCTAAGGACTGGATCGCAGCATATAAGAAATACGTGGAGACCAAATAATGGGACGTAATGATAGATTTCTTATAGACCTAGTAGAGACTATAAAGTTAAATGTTACGGATCAGAATGAGAGGCGCTCTCTCTATGAAGAGCTAATCAGTCTTATCAATAACAGCGATATAGATGTGGAACCAAAGTCCGCAAAGAAGATCGACAGCGTCTACGACAGCGCATACAATGAGTCTCTAGATGAGGTAGACGACGACGTCATTCCTTATCTCGAAGATGAGGACGATGTTTGGGACAATCAGGATCGCGATAGGTTCTAATAAATAGTGGGAGGGAGTCCCACTATGTCTTATGAAAATCCTTGGCTATACAACGGTGAGATTATTGATCTTGAGTCTGAAGACTACGTCGGCTTCGTATATCTAATCACTAATCTCACCAGTAATAAAAAATACATCGGAAAGAAGCTCTTTAAGTTTACTCGATCAAAGAAGATCAAGGGTAAGAGAAAGAGAGTTAAGATCGACTCCGACTGGAAAGACTACTATGGGTCTAGCAAAGATCTCTTGGTAGATCTCAATGTCGAAGGAGTTCACTCTAGCAACTTCAAGCGAGAGATACTCAGGCTCTGTAAGACAAAGGGCGAGTGCAACTACTGGGAAGCAAAGTACCAGTTTGAGAACAAAGTTCTCGAGAGCGACGAGTGGTACAACAGCTGGATATCAGTTAAAGTCCACAAAGCTCACGTAAAAATATAGTTGACAAATATTCTAAACTAGTGTATATTAGTGTTATGGACCTGTAGCTCAATGGTTAGAGCCGGCCGCTCATAACGGTCTGGTTGCAGGTTCGAGTCCTGCCGGGTCCACCAAATTTTGAGAAGAGATATGAAATACGATAGATTCATAGGCGATTTCTACGATGATCATGCTGATAAGCTTCAGGCTATCGCTGAGTCAGATGGATGTGTTGTCAACTTGATTTTTGATAACTGCAGCATCCAGTATGATATGGTTGATAAAAAGAGAATCGATGTATATCTTGACTACGTTACGTACAAGATATATAAGATAGAGGAACATGATTAATGAGTCTACTTAGCGAACTTGAGATTTTAGTTGGTAGAGATATGATCGCAGTTGGTTATGATCCAGCAGATAAAAAAGATATTGCACTTTATTGGGAGAGGTTAGTAAACAAAAATGAGCAGCATAGAGATGTACAGCACGAGCGGTTGCAGCTACTGCGAGATGGCGGTTGGATTTCTTCGCCAGAAGAACATAGAGTTTCTCGAGCATAAGCTCGACGTGAACTTTACCAAAGAATTCCTCCTTGAGAAGTATCCAACAGCAAAGACATTTCCAGTTATTATTGTCGATGGATATCACATCGGTGGCTATAAAGAACTCAGGGAACATGTATCGAGTCAACAAAATAATCAGCAACTTCTAAATGAGAGAGTTATACTATGAACGAAGAGATTGTAGGCCTAACAGACGAAGGCCGTACCACGCTTCTTAAAGATCTAAAGCGCGGTGTGGTTGAGATTCACTTTACCAAGGTAGATGGAACTCCCCGCAAGATGCGAGCAACGCTCGCACCACAGATGCTTCCTCCTAATCACAACATCAATGAAGAGAAAGAGTTCCACGCAAAGAACCCTGACGTCATGGCTGTTTGGGACATGGAGAAAGGCGGTTGGAGATCTTTTCGAATCAGTACCGTCGAGTACGTTCAGTTTGTAGACAACTACTGATGAGCGAAGACGAATCACGTAAGATTCGAATAAATATGACTGAACTAGAGAGAGATTTTGATTACTATCTCTCTCTAGTTGATAATGATAATAAGATAATTATTATTACGCGCGATGGAAAAGACTTCGCCGCTATGCTCTCACCGAGCGAGTACGACACGCTAAACGCTGTCACAAATCCTTAAAATATAAATGGAGTAAATAATGGAAAATGAAGTACCATCTTGGGGTTACCACCTCATTCTCGACTGCTCGGGTGCAGACCCAGAGTCAATCTCAAACGGCGAGAACATCGCTAACTTTGCACGCGAGCTCGTTAAAGAGATCGACATGGTGCCATATGGCGAACCTCAGGTAATCCACTTTGGTTCTGGAAATAAACTCGGCTATACCCTAGTGCAGCTCATTGAGACTTCAAATATCTGCGCGCACTTTGTAGAAGAGAACAATACGTTCTATCTCGACGTATTTTCTTGCAAGACATTTGACCCACAGACTGTTCTAGACTGCGCTGTTAAGTACTTCAAGATAACAGGCCATAAAGCAGCATTCTTGCAGCGCCAGGCCTGAACATGAAGAGAGTATTGGTTACTGGCGGTGCCGGATTTATCGGGCACCATCTCATTGAGTATCTTCTCGACAATACAGACTTCGAGATAGTCAGCTTAGACAGGCTCGACTTCTCTGGAAGTCTAAACCGCCTGCATGACATCTTAAAGAATCGTCGCGATGCAAAGCGAGTAAAGATCGTCTATCACGACCTTAGAGCTTCAGTCAACGAGCACACGGCAGATCTCATTGGCGATATTAATATCGTCTTGCATCTCGGTGCTTCTTCTCACGTTACCCGCTCTATCAAGTATCCAATGGAGTTCGTTGAGAATAATGTCAACGGAACGGTGAACATCCTTGAATTTGCAAGGACGCTAAATAATCTAGAGCGCTTAGTCTACTTCTCTACAGATGAGGTATTCGGTCCCGCAGTTCCTGATACTACTTTCAAAGAGTACGACAGGTTCAACCCTACAAATCCATACTCTGCTTCTAAGGCAGCCGGTGAGGCCATGGCGGTGGCCTATGAGAATACGTATAATCTTCCTATCTATATCACTCACACCATGAACGTATACGGTGAGAGACAGAGCACAGAGAAGTTTATACCGCTATGCATGAAGAAGATCATCAACGACGATAAGCTGACTATTCACTACGACAGCAAGACAGGAAAGATCGGCGGCCGCTGCTATCTTCATGCAAAGGACGTGGCCAGCGCACTTCTATTCATCCTGAAGCAGCCCACGCTTGTCATACCAGAGAATACTACGTCTGGAAGATGCGTTAAGATTAATATTGCTTCTACAGAAGAGCTAAATAATCTTGAGGTAGCATCGATACTGGCTTCTGGCGTTGGAACAGAGCTCAACTACGAGCTCATAGACCCAAGCAAAGATCGTCCCGGTCATGATTTTAAGTACAGCATATCCGGCGAGTACCTAAGAGCGATAGGCTGGGAGCAAGAGTACAAAGCGGCAGATGCAATTCCACAGCTCGCGCGTTGGTTCGATGAGAACCGTGATTGGATTAAATAACGGAGTATAATATGCCTTTTGCAGTTGATAAGATCGCAGGTAATGCCATGGGCGGAACTGAGATCATGAAGAACGGGTTGATAGAAAGAATTGATCCTGAGTTGCTTGATAACTTCCAGATCTTTGTGTCTCGCGTGCACGAGGATCTATCAGATAAACACGTTAGAATCTTATGGCTTCAAGATCTAGCTGGTGATCCAGCAAGTGAGCATCTCAAAGACGGCGGTTGGAGAAACTTCGCTAAGCTGATATTCTCGTCTCACTGGCAGATGCGTGGTTTTATCGAGATGTACAATATCCCGTGGTCTAAGTGCATGGTAATACACAATGCCATAAACCCACTTAATCTCGTCGAGAAGCCAAAAGATAAGATCAAGCTGATCTACACACCAACGCCTCATCGCGGTTTAGATATCTTATACGCCGTGTTCAACAAGCTCTGTGAGAAGCACGACAACATCGAGTTAGATGTCTTCTCGTCCTTTAAGCTATACGGCTGGGAAGAGAGAGATAATCCATATACGCAGCTCTTTGAATCGCTCGAGGCTCATCCAAAGATCAACTACCACGGCACACAGTCTAATGAGGTCGTAAGATCTGCGCTTGAGCAGGCTCATATCTTTGCGTATCCATCAATTTGGCAAGAGACCTCCTGCCTGTGTCTAATGGAGGCAATGAGCGCTGGACTGGCGTGCGCGCATCCAAACTTCGGCGCGCTACCTGAGACGGCGAGCAACTGGACTTTCATGTACCAGTGGAATGAGGATAAGAACTCTCACGCGCAGATGTTCTACACGGTATTAGACTCAATCATCGGCGATATTGGTACTGATACTATGAATTCTAGACTCAAGAATCAGAAGGCCTATATGGATGTTTTCTATAGCTGGGATAGCAGGATCGCTCAGTGGGAGGCGTTCTTAAAGAGTCATGTGGACTCTCCGAGAGAACTACCAAAGCAGATGTTCTCATATAAAATAATCTAATTTAACACGGGTGAGTTGACAGAAATTCACCCGTGTGATATATTAAATAAAGGTCAACATGGATAGCAATAACATAATATCTTTTCCAAAGATCAATCAGAATATCAAGGGACCAACATCCCTTGAGGAGATAAATTCAAATATGGACATGATAAGACACGTTCATATAGGAGAGACAATATCCGTCGTAGTTCCTATGCTCTTTGAGCAGTTGAATATAGCTGGTTTTGATTTTCAGGAAGACGGTCTTGAGCTCAAGTATGGGGCTTTCATAGTCGAGTCTATAAGATCCATGTTGATGTATAACTATGAGATGGACCATCCATTTCAGCAGATAGCGCAAGAGATCTTTATCCCTGAAGAGGACGGCAGTCTCAGGATAGTCAATAAGCTGAATATAGAGCTAGACACGCGATTCTATGATGACATAGAGAAGGAATTAAAAGAGTGATTATACTAGACCTATCACAGGTGATGCTTTCTAACTTAATGATGCAGATAGGCAATCATACCAACGCCAAGATCGAAGAGAACATGATCAGGCATATGGTTCTCAACTCAATTAGATCTTATCGTAATAGATTCTGCAGTGAGTACGGCGAGATGATCATCGCCTGCGATAATAAGAACTACTGGCGCAAGAAGATCTTTCCCTACTACAAGGCAAATCGCAAGAAGAACATAGAGAAGTCTGAGCTCGACTGGGTATCTATCTTTGAGTGCATGAACAAGCTTCGCGCAGAGCTCAAGGAGTTCTTTCCGTATCGCGTGATCGACATCGAGTCGGCAGAGGCAGACGATATCATCGCCACGCTCGTTAAGATGACAGCCGCGGCGTCCATCGGTGAAGACGCAAAGGTACTGATCTTATCTGGTGATAAGGACTTCATCCAGCTGCACAAGTACCTCCACGTGAGACAGTACGACCCCGTGAGAAAGAAGTTTATAACTCACGCAGATCCTATACGCTATCTTCAAGAGCACGTTCTCAAGGGTGACTCAGGCGATGGTATCCCTAATGTTCTATCTTCTGATAACTGCTTTGTGGTAGGTGAGCGTCAGAAGCCTCTCACTCAGAAGAAGATCGATGCTTTTATAGAGCAGAATATAGCCATGGATCTAAATCACGCTCTCGCACGCAACTACGCCAGAAACCAGCAGCTTATCGACCTAACGTGCATACCTGCTGATATATCCGAGAAAATCAAAGAATCATATATAGTTCAGGACAGTAGAGATAGAAGCAAGCTTCTTAACTACTTTATCGTAAACAAATTGAAGATGCTCGTCGAGCATATTGGGGAATTTTAATGAAACTAGGAATTGCTGAGATCTTAGGAAAGATCGCAAGTCTAAAGACCAAAGATGAAAAGATTGCAGCTCTAAGGCAGAACGATAACTACGCCATTAGAACTATCCTGCAGGGCGCCTATAGCAAGGATATCAAGTGGCTTCTGCCTCCTGGCGAGGTGCCATACAAGAAGAATGATCTTGAAGACCTAGAGAGCGTTCTGTACTCTGAGATCAGAAAGTTATATCTCTTTGTAGAAGGCGGTAATCCAAATCTAAAGCAGCTCAGGAGAGAGACCCTGTTCATTGAGCTACTAGAGTCGCTGGCACCAGCAGACGCAGAGCTACTCGCGGCTATAAAGGACAAGAAGCTCCCATATAAGGGATTAACTGAGGCAATCGTAAAAGAAGCATTTCCAGGGCTTATCAATGAGCAAGACAAAGCGTAATTTTAATTTTCGTTATGAAGAACGTAAGTACTACGACGGCGAAGAGACGACTATATCTAAGCTAAAAAGTGAGAAGAGTAAGAATAGAATGAAGCGCCTTCAACAGGCAATCAAGACGAAGAATGTTGACCGGCTTGTTGATTATGATGAGGATTATGGATACTAATGCCAACTTATGGATTTCTAAATAATGATAGTGGTGAAGAGTACACTATGTTTATGTCTATGTCGCAGCTGGATGAATATCTAAAGGATAACCCCAGCATAACCCAACTCGTAAACGGCGCTCCTATGATTGTATCAGGACGAGGTAATCAAAAACCAGATAACGGATTTAGAGATCTCTTGAGGGATATTAAGAAGAAGAACTCAAGAGGCATATCTAGGTCTACTGTAAACACATTCTAGGGAGCGCTCTAATAAGAAAGAGCGTAAATGTCAGAAACTGTCACTCAGAGATTAACAAAAAAACAAAGAAGAATCTTAAGACAGGAAGGAGTGCTTGGTAATCAAGACACGGGATTTAGATCTAATTTTAAGCTAAAGAATATAGATCCTCTAACTGAGAACCAAAGAAAAACATTTGAGGCATTTGAAAATGGAAAGAACTTACTTCTCCATGGAATTGCCGGAACTGGTAAGACGTTTTTATCACTTTATCTCTCAATAAGAGAGCTGACATCGGGTAGCGACAAGTACAACAAGATATTCATAGTAAGGAGCGCGGTTCCTACTAGAGACATGGGTTTCTTACCTGGAAACACAAAAGAGAAGTCAAAGGTATACGAGGCGCCTTATATGGCCATAGCCACAGAGTTGTTTGGTCGTGGCGATGCGTATGAGGTGCTAAAGACAAAGGACTACATAGAGTTCATCTCTACCTCGTACATAAGAGGTATAACTCTATCCAACTGCGTAATAATAGTTGACGAAGTTCAGAATATGACGTACCATGAGATCGACTCGATTATAACTCGAGTCGGCGACAACTGCAGGATTATATTCTCAGGTGACTTTAGGCAGACTGACTTTACTCGTGAACAAGAGAAGTCAGGACTGAGGGATTTTATAAACATCATAAAGACCATGAAGGCCTTTGAGTTTATTGAATTTGAGATTCAAGATATTGTTAGATCAAGAATGGTGAAGGAATATATCATTGCTAAAGACAGATACACCCGTCAAAAGGAACGAAGGGAAGATCTTCACGCATAGTCTGCTCGAGCGCATCGAGCTCGAGCGTGTTGAGATAGATGAAAAGAGACACTACGTCACCGCCGAAGGCCAAGCGTACAAGTCTGTGACCACCATTCTCGGCGAGAAGCTGAGCAAGAAGGGTCTTGAGGACTGGAAGAAGAGAGTGGGCGAGGTGGAGGCTGCTAAGGTCTCTAACCTCGCTGCTCGTCGTGGTACCGCAGTTCACGATATAGCGGAGAGATATCTCCTCAACGAGCAGTTCTGGACGAAGGGTGCCATGCCGGCCAACGTCGAGACTTTTATGATGGCTAAGAGAGTTCTAGACGAGCACGTTGATACCATCTACGGGATCGAGCACTTCCTCTACTCTGACGAGTTAAAGACGGCTGGTGCGACGGACGTTATTGCCGACTACGACGGTGTGACATCTATCATCGACTTCAAGACCTCTCGCGGCAATAAGACAGAGAGCATGATCGAGAGCTACTTTCTTCAGGCCACGTGCTATGCGCTCATGGCAGAAGAGAGACATGGAATTCAGGTACCGCAGATCGTCATCATAATTATGGTAGACGACGCCCCAGAACCACTGGTGTTTAAGAAGCAGAAGTCCCTATATACAGGCAGAGTAAGGGAGTTATTTGGATGAAAGATACAACCAGCCCAAAGATAAGGGCCATGCAGAGACACTTGGAGCATCTGGTCCAGTCCCATCGGGATTTGGACCAGAAAATTATTGACTCTCAGTCTAATACGTCTTACGATAAGATAAAAGAGATGAAGTACGAGAAGCTCCAACTCAGGAAGACAATCGACTGGTATGAAAGAGAGCTAGAGAGATGGACTTCTGATCATAAATAAGGGGTTGACAATAATTCTTTTTTATGATATTATAATCCTATAATCAATAGGAGATCACATGAGAGTTAAGATTCTAGGTTCTTCACCGACGAAGATAACCCGCGCTGAGATTCGACAGGCAGTGAACTTCTTTGCTGACAAATTATTGACACCTAGGCTGTCAATAAAAGTTCTTACGTTCATCAAGATCCGTAAGAACCTCATGAAGCTCGATAATGTTTTTGCATGGTGCGTTCCAATTGACGACCACGCTCGTCCACGTGAGTTTGAGATCGAGCTTGAAGCTTCTCTCGGACGTATTGCAATGATTCGCACTCTGGCACACGAGATGGTGCACATAAAGCAGTGGGCAAAGAACGAACTCAAGGAGTACGTTCGTAAAGACGCCCACTGGCATGGTTCCCCAGTATCCCCTGATACTCCCTATCGCGATCTACCATGGGAAGTAGAGGCCTACGCCATGCAGGATAAGCTGGCATCTGATTACTTCGCCTGGAATCGTGATCAAAAAAAGTTGAGTAGGAGGGTTGACAAATAATCTTTCTTATGATAATATCTTAATATAATATGAATACAGCAAATCAAAACCAAACTCAAGGATCTATATAATGGCACACATGATTGAAGAAATTAACGGCAAGGCTCAGATGGCTTACACGGGTGAGACGCCTTGGCATGGTCTCGGTACGAAGGTACCAGCAGACTTAACACCAGTCCAGATGCTCGAGGCTGCTGGCCTCGACTGGACCGTCGAGAAGATTCCCGCCTACGCGGAGATCAACGGCAAGAAGATCGCTATCGGACAGTCGGCACTCGTTCGCTCTCTCGATGACTCGGTACTGGACGTCGTTTCTGAAGATTGGAATCCAATCCAGAACGAAGAGGCGTTTGAGTTCTTCAACGACTTCGTTATGGCAGGTGACATGTCCATGGAAACAGCCGGCTCCCTGCGCGACGGCCAGATTGTCTGGGGTCTTGCAAAAGTCAAGGAGTCATTTGAGCTCTTTGGTGGCAAGGACGTCGTCGACTCTTATCTCCTCTTTACTAACTTCCACCGCTTTGGCTTCGCTACCGACGT